AAAACTCAAGAGCTAGCGGATAGTCGCAAAGATTTTGAGGACATGCAAACATCATTCACAGCTAAAGAATCAGAACTTAACGACAAGCTTTTAACGCTTGAAGCAATATTAAGTGAAGATACTAAAACTGCTGATGAGATTGCAGAAATGCGAGAGTATGAGCCGGATGAATACATTAGATACACAGAGAAGCAAGCAAAGCTTAAAGAGTTTGTTAACTCAGCTAAATCAGCGACTCCGCGTCCTAATGTAGATATGGTGAAAGTAAGTAGTGAACTCTTTGCTGCTCATCCTGAGTGGATGGAAAACGGCAAGCAAAGTAAGCAGTTTACAGATGATACTAATCTAATGACTAAATACGCAGAAACACGCGGCATTGGTCAAGCTGAATTATCATCGTTTGAGGCTAAACACTATGAGGTTATGTTGGATGCTGCCAAATATAAAGCGCAATCAACTAGTAATGCCGCCATTGAAAAGAAAGTGCGTAAAGCGCCGGTAAGTACAAAACCAAGAGCTTCAGCGCAAGGTGTTAGTACTGATATTGAAAAGGCTATGAAAGCTTTTAAACAAAATCCAACTGACAAAAACGCTGTGGCATTACGTAAATTACAGAATAAACAACGACAACTTTAACTATTAAGAGAGAATAATTATGGCTACTCCAGCTAATACAACTAGTACATACGATGCAATTGGTAACCGCGAAGATTTAAGCGACATCATTTACGATATTTCACCAACACAAACTCCATTTATCTCAGGCATTAGCCGCGATAATGCGACTGCTACTAACCACGAATGGCAAACTGATAGCTTGGCTACTGCTGTTTCAACCAACGCTGTTATTGAAGGCGAAGATGCAACAACTACTGCTGCTATTGCTTCAGTTCGTTTAGGTAACTACACGCAAATCAGTGACAAAGTTCCACGCGTTACACGTACACAGCGTCAAGTTGATTCTGCAGGTCGTGGTGATGAGTTAGATTATCAAATCATGAAGTCAGCTAAAGAGCTTAAACGTGATATGGAAGCAACGCTTTTAGCTAACAAAGCTAAAGTTGTTGGTTCTGAATCGGTTGCACGTCAATGTGCTGGTGTTGAATCATGGTTAGCAACTAACACTGATTTAGGTGCTACTGGTACAGCTCCAACTGGTGACGGTACTGATGCTCGTGGCGCAGGTACTGCTCGTTCATTTGCTGAATCACAATTGCAAGGCGTCCTAGCTAGTATTTGGGATGAAGGTGGTGAACCTGATACTATTATGGTTGGTTCTGTTATTAAGCAAGCTATGTCTGGTTTGGTTAACGGCGGCGCTGCTGGTACTGCTCAACGTGTTGTTGACGGTAACGCAAAAACTGTAACGTCTGCTATTGATATTTACGTTTCTGATTTTGGTTCGTTGGCTGTAGTACCTAACCGTTTCATGGTTCAGGATTCTATGTTAGTGCTTCAAATGGATATGTGGTGTATGTCTACACTTGCAGAATTCCAAGAAACTCCTTTAGCTAAAACTGGTGATTCAGATCGCGTTCAATTGCTTTCAGAATATACTCTTACCGCTAAAAATGAAAAGAGCTCAGGCATAATTGCTGACCTCACGGCATAATTTGATTTAACTGTATAAATTGGCGCAAGGACGCGCCTTTTAATTGAAGGGTAATAACATGACGTATGAGATAAAAGAAGCTATAGCTCCAAAAGCTAAAGCAAAAGTTAATAAAAAACATGTGGCACTTAGAAACCTTGCTACTACTAACGGTAATATCAAGAAAGGCGAGTCGTTCACTTGTTCATCAAAAGAATTAGAAATATTTAAGAAAGCTAAGGCCGTTTAAATGAGAGACATCGACGCGCAAACTGGTATAATTGAGACATTCAGTAAAGATGCTATTACTGGCAAGATACACATTAAAAAAGAACAGGATGTGAATCCTTTCTTGGCTGCCAATAGAAACGAATTAAGTAGCCAAACATCCGGCTTCAAAGGTGATATGCATAAGATGGCATCAATACCACCGATTGTTTTGGAAATGTGGCGCGAAGATATGAAAAAGCATGGCTATCCAGATACTAATCCTTTAGCCGTATGTAATAGAAAATATTTACTATCTAAATTAAATTCCCCTGATTGGAATTTTCTCAGAACTAAACAAGGTGTAATTTAATGTTAGATACTTTTGATAATTTAGTTAAAGAGATAATTGACTGGTCGGCTAGGTCAGATCTTAACAATAAGATACCTGACTTTATTACATTGGCTGAAAACGCTATGTATGCAAACGAAGTTGAAGTGTTAACTGTACGCAGCATGGAAACCATTACAACCGCATTAACTACCGGTCAATACTTAACATTACCAACTGACTTTGAATCAGCACGTAGTGTTAGGTTAGTTACGGGTGATAATGGTGGTGAGTTAAGATACCAAGCGCCTGAGCAGATGTTTAAACAAGTAGCGCAAGGTAGACCAAGCTTCTTTACCATTGTAGGTGATGAATTACAATTTGATAGAACACCAGACTCAGAATATACAATAGAGTTTCAATACTACCGCAAGGCCGCCTCATTAAGCACTGCTGTGCAAACTAACGAGATATTAACATCTCATCCATCGATCTATTTATTCGGAGCATTGACTGCCTTATTTGCTCGCACTCAAGATACTGAGCAGCATATGAAATATAATGGTATGTTTATCAGCGCGATCAAAGGCGCTAACAAAGCAGACAAAAAAGGTCGTTACGGTCCTGCTCCTTCAATGAGCTTAGATAATGGCATGGTGGTATAATGGCTTTTGTTACTGTTCCTTTAAATGTCACTGGCCCATCTTACCAAAGCAGGTCTAAACCTTTATCTAGCCAACAAACTAAAAACTGGTATCAACAGTTTAGTGAGAGTGGTAAAGATAACTTTGTGTTAATGCCATTCCCCGGTCTAAGATATTTAGGCACAGCGGAAGGTAAAGATCGCGGCTTTCATCGCATGAATGAGATACTTTATCAAGTTAAAGGTACTTCACTATATGAGATTGATAGTTTAGGTGTACACACTTTACGCGGAACAATACCAAACACTAAACGTTGTATCATGGCTGATGATGGTATCAATATGTTTATTGTTGTACCGGGTGTTAGTGTATGGCAATACACCACTGACACTTTAGCGGTAACAGAAGTAACTAACGTAAATATAACAGGCGCTTTATCAGTAGACTTTTTTAACAATCAGTTCATCTATACATTCGCTGATTTTTCAACTGTTTCAAATGTTGGTAACGGTGCAGAAGCAAGCGGATTAAATCGTATAGGTGAAGAAACATTACCTGATGCAATGGTTCGTGATTTTGTATTTGAAGAGGTTATATACCGTTGTGGTGTTCGCTCTATTGTTGGCTGGTACAACTCAGGTGTTGGATCACCACCAATTGATAAACTACAAGGTCGTATATTTAATATAGGACTTGCTGCCACTTATTCCATAGCTAAAACAGATGAAGCTTTTTATTGGCTTGGTGATGATAATGCTATCTATAGAGCGCAAGCAGGCAGTAAGCAACGTATAAGCACAGATGCAATTAGTAATACAATATCTAAAATGACAACAACTGATGATGCTATTGGGTTCACTTATACGTTTGACGGTCAAAACTTTTACTCCATAACTTTCCCCAGTGAAAATAAAACGTTCACAGTTAGTGAACTACTAAGTGAGAATGGATGGTTTGAGTTATCTAGCGGCACTGATAACGGGAGATGGCAAGGTTCAAGCATTATCAGCGCATACAACAAAGACTTCGTTGCCGATGAGTCAAATGGTAATGTCTATTGTTTATGTTTAGATACTTACACGAACAACGGTGATCCAATTCAACGCACAAGAGTTATGAATAATATTGATGCAAGACTGATTGGCTTAGGTTTAGGCGATGCTATAACTATGTCTAGTGTTCATATAAGCATGGAAACTGGTGTAGGTGTTATTAGTGGCCAAGGTGATGAGCCTAGAATTATGATTGAAGCAAGTTATGATGGCGGCAGGACTTGGGCCGCAGGTGCTTGGCCTGAAGTTGGTCGACTTGGTGAATTTGTATTAAAAGTAAAATGGGATAATATGAAAACGTTTTATGATTGTATGCTGAGAATCTCATCAACCGATCCAGTTAACTATTCTGTTTACAGTGCTAATATCGACTTGCGCCCGGCAGGTAAATAATGTCGGTTAATATTAATCCGCCGTTACAATTACGCGTACCGCCTGAGTTTTTAAACGATAAGCAGACGCGTGATTATTTTGAGCAAACTAATATAATCCTGTTTCAGTTATGGCAAAGAACTGGCGGTACTACTGATTCAATAGATAATAGCCAGCAAGATATTAATAGCACGTCATCGAGAGTTAGTCGAAATGCAGCACGAATAAACTCAGTAGAATTAAAAGAGTTTGAAATAATTAATACTACGGTCGGTTTAACTGCCGAAGAATTTCAGATTATAATCTGTAAAAATACTACTGAAATAAATATAACACTAGATCCACAAGCGATAGAAAACGATGAAGTGCATATTAAGCGCCGTGATGGGGTTGTTAATGTTATTGGTAGTATTGATGGATTCACAAATAAAACAATAAACATCTTAAATTACAGTATGCATTTAGTTTTTGATGGTACTGATTGGAGTGAAATTTAATGAGCAACAATGTATTTCCTGATGTTGTAGATGTAAATATAATTAGTCCACTAGAAACAACGGCGCGTGGTGGTGTTGGTGTACCTGTTTTTATACAAGATCAAACAACCGATCCATTAGACTTGTTTTTCCTACAAAAGAAAGTGACAGGTCTAACGCTTGGCGCTGATACTGTAACCAACGAAAGAGAATTAACGCTTTCAACTGGTCACGGTCTTACAACAGCAAATAGCGCAGGTCATATAATTGATTTAACACATAGCGCAGACGGTTATTTTTACCGTGGCGAAATATTAAGTGTTACCGGTAATGTTGTCGAAGTAGCTCCACCGCTTTCGGATGTATACACTATCGCAACAACTAGTGTATACACTGGCAACAGCAACATGGCGCAAGATTCGGCTACGGGTGCAGCAATTGATGGGAGTGTAACACCTGTTATGTTTTCATTAGAACCGCAAGCAAGTCAGTCTGGCGATATAACCGCAATAACGCTCGCTACTACGTCAAGTAATAGTAGTGATTTAACAACATTCGGTGGCGCTCCTGCACTTACTGACGGCATGACGTTGAGAATAAAACGCGGCGATGGTACTTATAAAAACATATTCACGTATAAAAATAATTTCGATATTGCTATACAAGGTAATGATTTGCGAGTTTTTGAACCCAAATCAGGTAACACCACAAAAGGTTTATCCGCTCGCGTAACATTTGCAGGGCAAGAAAATCATGGTGTTGCAATAAGGCTTGACGGCGCGTTAGGTGAAGCATTAGAGATTGTTATTTATGAACTAATGAATGACACGGCAGCAGGTAATATATCAGTTAAATTTTTAGCTGAAGGCTCAGAACTACAAGGGTAAAACATGGCAAGTTCACCACTAACACCAATAGTTTCAGCGATAGGACTCACAACAACGTGGGCCACTGTGTACACTGTATCTCAACCACTAACGAAGGTTGGTATTGATGCGGTAGTATTTAATAATTATTCATCTAATAACGTCACATTTAGTGCACGCATAGTTCAAGTGGGAACTGCGGGCGTGTTAAATGAGATAATCACTGATAAAAATATCCGCGCAGAAGGTAATGATTTAGCGCCTGCGATGATAGGTCAATCAGTAGTAACTGGCGGAGTTGTACAGGTTAAAGCATCGGTTAACGATTCGGTTAGTGTGTCGATTACAGGTACAACCTTTACATGATACTTAAACAAACAACTAATATAGATGATGTCAAGGCTATATTATGTAATGAAGCTATTTATGATACAATAAGCGGAGATGGTGCGCCATTAGCTAAAGACTTTGAACCCCCTATTAATGATGAGTATTTATATATTGGCGGTTATGTTAATGGTAAAATAATAGCATTGATGGTTTATCATAAATATTTAGATGGTAATGAATGCCATGTGCAAGTGTTACCAGAACATAGAAAAGAATACGCAGTAAAATTTGGTGAACAATCCTTAACCTTTAAAGGAACTCAACCACTTTACGCAGAGATACCCGATTTATATAAGAACGTTTTAGNTTTTGCTTTATTGAATAACTTTGAAGTTATTGATGTAAAAGAAAACGACTATATTAAAAACGGTGAAACATATAACGTAAATGTATTGAGGTACAACCAATGGGATTCGTAAGAAAAATAACGGGGCAAGATGCAGCAAAAAGAAGCGCCAACGCTGCTACTGCCGCCGGAGAAGTGCAATCTGAGGCGGCCAAACTTGCAGCGGGTAACACATTTGAAGTTGGACAACAAGCTAGCGGATTATACGATCCTTTCCAACAGATAGCGCAACAACAGGGAGTTGAACAAGCAGGGTTTTTAACCGATCCAAATGCCCAGTTTGATTTTCTACAAAACAATCCTTTATTTCAAATGGGATTGGATAACGCTAATGAACAAACACTCAAATCCGCAGCATCAAGAGGTCGATTATCAGCAGGTGATACGTTACAGCAATTAACTGCTAATTCATTGTTACAAGCTGCTCCATTAATATCAGATCAAAAGAATTCAATCTCTAATATGTTGACTATGGGTCAAAACGTAGCGGGTAATCAAGGTAACATCCTACAAAACACAACAGCAAACCAAAGTAATTTATTAACTGGCGGCGCTGCCTCACAAGCAGGCGGTTTAATTGGTGCGGCTAATGCTAGAAACCAAGGTGATGCTAATTTAGGTAACATGGTGTTTGGTCTCGGTGGTGCAGCATTAGGTACTACTGTTGGTGGAAATACAATTGGCGGCAAATTAGCCGGCAGTTTGTTTGGGGGTAAGTAATGGCTTTAGATCCAAGAATAGCGTTGGCAGGTGTTGTACCAAGTAATGCCACAGCGATTAATATATTTGAAAACGCGTTAACCAATGCACAAAACCGCGGTATTAAATCAGCGCAAGAAGCGCGAGCCGCAGAATTACAACCTTTAGCTATGCAACAGCAACAACAAACAGTTGATGCTAACGCACAGACTTTAGCCGCGAATAGAGATAAGCAGCGCATAATAAACTTGAACCAAACAGGACAAAGATTAAAGCCTTTTCTTGTTAACAATGACGTGCAAGGTGCTACTAATTTCGTGCTTAAAAATATATCTAATTTACAAGATAGAATTGAAGCAGGCGAAGATTTAGATTTAACTGAATCATTTGAGACATTAAGAAACTTGCAAGAAGGGAATGTTCAGCAAGTGGCTGATGATATCGGTGCGGTTGAACAGATGTATAAACAGCAGTTAGGTATTAACGCATCAGCAGGGCAGCGAGAGTTTCAAAACTTATTAACAATGGCGCAAGATCCAAATGCAACTCAATTGGAAAGAGATTCAGCGCAAAGGGCTTTAGGAAATATGGCTAATGTTGGTATTTCAGCACAAGAAAGAATTGCCACTGATCCAACATTAGGTACGCAAGTAGTGGAACAAGTTGCGGCTGAAACTAGCGCATCCGAAGGTAGTAAATTAATACAGCAAAAGAAACATAAGCCGGTAATAGCGGCATTGGTTAAGTTAGCTGAAAAAGAAGCTGTAGAGAGAGGCGATACTTTGACAGCATTGCAAAGATCACAAGCAGCATTGCCTGGCTTAAAAGATGCTGTTGGTCAATTGCGAGAGTTATCATCTTTAGCTACTAGCACTTGGGGCGGATCTGTATTTGATGTTGCTGTAAAACAAACTGGATTTGGTTCAACAAAAGGCGCTACTGCAAAAGCTAAGTTTATAGCTATTGTAAACAATCAGGTTTTACCTTTATTAAAAGAAACTTTTGGCGCAGCATTTACAGCAACAGAAGGCGAATCATTAAAGGCAACAATGGGTGATCCAGATGCTTCACCAGATGCAAAAATGGCTCAACTAGATGCTTTTATAGATCAAAAAATGCGAGATATAGAAACCAAAAAAACCCAACTTGATTTAAGTAAAGACAGCTTAAACAAATTAACTAACGTTTCCGACGATGAGTTATTTAACTAATGGCTACTACTAAAGAGAAATGGCAAGAGATTGCCAATAGAGGTTTACAAGATCGGTTTGACCCTGATACAAGAGCTAGATTTGATGAAGCTGTTAGACGTGGGTTAATAACTGTTCAAAACCAACCACAACCACAACCACAACCACAACCAGAAGCAGCAAATAATCCTGATGTACCGGGTGGCGGTCAACTTTCGTATGCTACACCGTTAGAAACTAGTTTACCTGAACAAGCTTTAGGTTTAGGCGAAGCAGCACTAACCACAGCGACAGGTGCAACTGGTGGTGCTTTAGGTTTTGGTGTAGGTACTATCACTGGTGCTTTAGGTGAATTAACAGGTAGGTTACAACCCGGCGAAGGACTACAAGAGGCGCAAGCTTTAGGTGGTGAGTTTACTTATCAACCAAGGTCGAAAGTCGGTCAGGGTTTGGTTAAAGATTTAGGCAGTACATTAGGAACACTACCGCCTGTTTTGGGTACTACACCATTAAACACACTTAGGCCTTTAGTTACAGGTAAGTTTGTTACTGATAAATTACTTAGAAGTTCAAGAGCTAAACGCAAATTACTATCTGATGAGATTAGGAAAGGAAACCCGAACATTGATTTGGTGACAAAATCTTTAAATGATAGTGGCAATATAATAACTAACCCTACAAGTAAAAGAGCCGTTAAAATTCTAGGCAATGACCACGTTGCTCAAGGTACTGTTAGCGTCATAGAGAATATGAGTAACGCATCGAAAGCCAAAGTTAATAAGATGGTGGACAACATCAAAAGAGGACGAACAGAGCCTTTATTTGGTGATGCTAATCGACCCTCTAATACTTTAGGTGAATCAATATTTGATAGAGCCAGTGCCATAGATAAAGTAAACAAAAGAGCAGGTAGAACGATAGGTAATACCGCTAAATCATTAAGTGATATTAACGTGGATATTAGCGAGGTTAGCAACTCGTTTCTTGGCAACCTTGAACAGTTAGGTGTTAAATTTAGCCGCGGTGATGATGGATGGGTAAATCCTGATTTTTCACGCTCTAAGTTTAAAGGTGGTAATCAACAAGAGATGACAGTTTTAATTAATGACCTACTTGATGGTTCACCTTCATTTGATGCTGCACACAAATTAAAGCGTACAATTAGAGATAATATTGACTTTGAGGCAGGTGTCGGAGGCATTGGGCAGGTTAAAGGTGAATCAAAGCAATTACTAAAAACTTTATCTAGTGGTATTGATGAGGTGTTGGATTCAACATCACCAAAATATAAAAAAGCTAATGAATCTTTTGCTAAAACAATACAGCTAAAAAATGATTTTAATAAGTTAATGGGCAAGGATATAGATTTATCCGATCCTGTTTCAGCATCATCAATCTTAGGTAATAAAGCTATGCGTGTCGATTCAAACGCGCCGACGGGTATAGCAATAAATAAGTTATTTATGAATGCCGACGATGTTTTGGGTGAGTTTGGGATTAAATTTAAAGATGATATTCCAAGTTTAAGGCACATCACAAACAAGTTGAATGATGCGTTTAAATTAGCCCCTGCAAACTCATTAAAAGGTAATATTGTTAGCGGCGGCTTAGATGTAGCGGAAGCAGCAAGTGGCCCCGTTGGAGCGTTAAGGGTCGCAGGGAAGAAGTTATCCCAAATAGCAGAACCAGATTTTAATAAAAAACTTAGAGCGTTCAAATCTCTAGTTGATACCAAAGGAAATAAATAACATGGCATACGCACCAATAGCTTTTACAGCTCCCAATTATAGAGACAACGCAAACGAGTGGATCAAGGCTTATGAGCCGGGAACCACAACGCCGAAAGTAATGGCGCTTGAATCGAACGGAGGAACACAAGTTGCTAAATTACAACTAAATGCTGATGGTTTTATAGTTTCAGCAGGCGCAGCACTGGTCATACCTTATCTCAGTGGTGCTTATGACCTATGGTTATTCCCTACCGAAGCAGAAGCAGATGCAAACAATACGGCGAATGCCATTAGATTAGCCGATAATATTTTAGGCGTATTGTCTGATGATCAAATAGAGGCGCTTTTAATAAACGACCTATCACAAGCTTATGAGTTTGATACTGTTGGCTTAATGACTGCTAGCACAATAGTTTTTCCTGTCGGTAAGATAATCAATATTAAAGAGCCTGTAAATGGGGGTTTTGCTTCCCCTACATTTACTGTCGCGCTAACATCAAGCGTAACAGCAAGAGAGGATGATATTTTAGTATCTGTCGGCGTCCCTACTAAATCTTTTGTAAGAAGTAATCCAAACGGGAACGAGTCATATCAAACCGTTGAGCAGTTGACAAAGTACACGATGCCAGCCAACAGGGACGTTTTTGGTGAAGAATATCTGTGGGGCTTACATAGACAAATTATATTATCAACAAATACCAGTGATTTTAAGTTTGTATGGTCGGGAGATAGTACCACTTTTGGTGTAAATGCTACTGATGCTTCTGGTGTGTGGGATCCTGCAAGTGTAGCTAATTTTATGGCTCCGTTGCTGGGCTTGGCAAAATCAACACATATCAACGCTGGAAAGTCTAGCGCCACAGGTTATGATTGGGGTACGTTTTATGTTGATCAAGATATAGCCAGTCACCCTGATATGAATGTTTATGTGACAAGGTGGGGTATTAATGATGGGTCTGCTCATGGTGATGTTGATAAATATATAGATGGAATGGAGCAAGGACTACAAGCGTTAAGAGCGCATAAGGATGTTCAAAATTTAACTATATTGGTCATGTCTCCTAACTCAACTTACAACCCTGACATTAATCGGTCTACTGATTGGTATGAACAAATAGTGCCTAGATTGCGCCAAATTTGCCGTAAATATAGAGCGTGTTTTTTTGATACATACTCTATTTGGCAGGATTCTAAGCAAGGAGTTGACACACCAACGGTGTACTGGATGGATGACCCTTTTGCCAACGGTCAAACGGTACACCCTGACGGGTACATGAATCACGCAATAGTTAAGCGTGTTATGGATATGCTCTTGAAGCCGATACAAAGAATGGGGATACCTGTAAACGCATTCACAAACAACGTACCAAGACCAACTTTTAATCCGCTAGAAACTTCGCCACCAAACTTTTACAGTTACGGATTGCATTATTATAGAGTTACGTTCGCTAATGGTTGGCCGTTTACGGGTATGATCGATAGTCAACGTAATGATCAAAAAGTAATACAAACAATTAAGAATACCATTGTAGATGGTGGTAATTCTGAGCAATACAGGCGAATAGCTGTTAGGTATGGTGATATAGGGCTTAATACTTGGACGAAATGGTATAATGTGCCAGTTGACGCGACAAGCTTACTGATTAATAGTTGGACGGCTAACGGTGCTAAAACCCCTTATTACACTCATTATAATAACGGCATGGTTGTATTGTCGGGCGGCGTAACTGGTGGTAGTTCGGGTACTATTTCCTTTGGTCTACCTATCGAAACTCGCCCTTCAACTGATAGAATATTTTTAGTCTCAAACAACGCAGGGACTTTTGTTTCAGTTAGAATAACTGCTGGGGGTGATGTTTTTATCAATGCTACAGACTGCATGTTGGACGGCATATCTTTTATCGCAGGACTTTAAAGATAAGCAAGGGTTAACAGCCCTTGCTTACATACAACCTAAGTAGGGGCTATCCAAACAGAACAACGGAGAAATAAATGACAGCACCAAATTACCCAACAAACCTACCATAAGTGACACACCAACAAACTTTATAAATGGCGGAGGTGATACACCAGACGCTTAAAAACTAAAAAGCCTTGTTATTAAACAAGGCTTTTTTTATTCTGCTAGCATTGAAATGAAAGTACGCGTACTAGATTTTGTTTTTTCTCTTTCCACTTTAAAGGTTTTATTTGCTTCAAACTTTTTTATAATGCGACAAACTGCACCGCGCGACCAGCTACTTTGTTTTATTAATTCTTTGCGCTGTACTCTAGTATATTTTTTAACTATTTGTATAATTTCTGCTTCTGCTTCGGGGTTTATTCTATATGTTATTTTTGTCTTTTCCCTTTCGGATTTTGGCACATGGTTCGTTGGCCTCATCATTTTATTTATAGATTCTAACGTGATCACAACTCATATTCTTTATAATAATTTGATTCTGTTAGCGTTATCGCGGCAATAGCTTC